AGACAGAAAGTTTTTAGTAAATGATGGTGCCTGTGTTTTCTCAGTTCTCTCGTAAGGTAGTTTTAGTTTGTCAAAAACTTTGGCAATGCTACGTGCAGCCCATATTTGACACTCTTCTCCTGTCTCTTTTGTTACTTCTAATAATAATTTTTTTTCTTGTTCACTTAATTTTTGTTTCAATTTATGAGCAGATTCGGTATCTACACGAACGCCTTTAAATCTCATATCAACTAGGCATGGAAATAAATCTGTTTCTAAATTAAATATAGAACCTAGATCTTGACTGCTTATTTCTTTTTGCATTACTTTCCACAAAGCTAATGTAAGTTCTGCATCTCTTTGTGCATAGTTTCCTACATACAATGCAGGTAGTTTCCACATATCTGCTTTAGGATCTACACCCCATTCTTTAGCAGCATTATTTAATTCTGTTTCGTTTTTACCTTCACCAACATAATCCCAACCTAAACTATTTAAATCAAATCTATATCTATTCTCATTAACTAATGATGCTGCAATCATTGTGTCATATAATCTACCATTAATTTTAAAACCCATTGCTCTAATCCAACACACATCATACATTGCATTGTGAAATACTTTGTCAGCTGTAGATTCACAAACATCTTTAAACCATTTCATCACTAAATCTTTATCAAGATTACCGCCACCCTCATGAGCAAAAGGAAAATATCCTGCATAACCATCTGTGGCTACAGCTATACCTACAACTTTACCTCTACCCACAATAGAACCTGTACCTAATTTTTTTAGTTCTGGATCGTGTGTTTCTAAATCAATAGCAATTTCATTAGCATGACGTAGATCTGGAAACTCGGTAGGTTTTACCCACTCTGTTTGTGCTTTAAATATCATTTATAATCTCTCTCTTTTATCATTTCTAAATAATGTATTGCTTTGTCGATGTCTTGTTCTTTCCCTTTGGCAGCGTGCCTGCATATGTATTTTATAGCTGATCCTTCTGCAAAAGGCAACCTGTTCTTGTTTATAAACTCACTCGGCTGCATGGCCATCGTTTTATAATGAGATCCTCCAATTTGTTTTTTGTACGCCGTCATATTTTATACTCCTTCTTTTTGTTTTTACATTTTACTAAATACAAATTTTCTATTGTTCTTGTAACACCTACGTACCAAACTCTTTGTTCTTCATCATATTTGCCTTTTGATTTTTTAGACCCTTTCAAAGTGTTTTCTGTCTGATTTAAATATAAAACTACATTAGTCGCCTCCCCACCTTTTGCTCCATGTATTGTAGATATTTTTATTCTAGGTTGTTTTGACAAATCTTCTTCGTTAGTTAACATAGATTTTATATAATTAATTTGATGGAATGGAACTTTGACAAAAGCTTCATACCAAGGTTTATCAAACTCTGGTTTTTTACTATCTAATCTTTCTCTTACTCTTTGTTCTAATACTTCTATTAGCTTCTCACCTTCTTGTATTTTTTTAAAATTATTTATGTCCTCGTATAAACTTTTGCCTATACTATTGCCTTGACTACTTTCAAAAAAATAACCTTTTCTTTTTAAAAAAGCAGATATAGGTTTTAATAATGATTTAGTTCTTGTTAGTATTAACCATTGTCCTTTAGTCATGTCTATATCAGCCAGCTTAAAACGTTGATATATATTACCAATCTCAGGTTTAGGTAAGTATTGTTTATCTAATCTTGTGTTAACTCTCTCTATAATATCTAATGCTTTTTGTTGTATTAATCTTGGAACTCTTTTTGATTCTGTTAGTGGTATTTGTTTTGCCTTCCAATTAATAAATGAATTAACATCAGCTCCTGCCCAACCAAAAATAGCTTGATCATCATCTCCTGCAATCCATACATCATTACAATAATTTTCTTCTAATTTTTTTATCATAGACCACTGTATCAGTGATAAGTCTTGTGCTTCATCTACAAATATAACTTCAAATTGTGGGGCTGTTCCTTTTGGTTCTAACCATTTATCTAACATATCCGTGTAGTCAATCAANCCATACACNCTTTTATANTTGTTTATTTCTTTTTCTATTGCTTGTAATTTATCTCTTTGAATTTTACCTAAGTGCTCATTTAAATCATATTGATCCATTGCATCTATTTGTTTTACTCTTGCTAAACTTATTAAACCTAAATACTCACTGTCTGATGTAAATATTCCATTCCATTCATTTTTTTCATAAGCTGCATATTTTATTTGAACACCACATGTCTCACCTATTTTTTTATAATTACCTTCTTGCATAACATTCTCTTCTTTTAAACCTAATCTAGTAAATGCTAATGAGTGTAATGTTTGAAAATATCTTATGTCTTTTTTAGTTAGGGTAGGGTTTCGTTTTAAAAATCTATCTCTTGCTTCGTTTGCAGCTTTACGTGTAAAAGAAAAATAACCTATCTTATCTAATGGCACGCCTTTGTTAACGTAGTTTGCTACTTCATTTAAAAGTGTATACGTCTTACCGGTTCCTGGCGGTCCTATAACTTTATATCTCATTAGTAATTAGACTTCTCTCTATCTGTTAATTTGTGTTCTATTCTTTTGTAATGCAGCTGTGATACCCTACATACTTTTAATGTTTTGCCATCTATATTTAGTGAATGTCCAAATTCTACAGAACATTTTTCTTTTAGTTTCTGTGCAATTCTTTCTTCTGGAATCTTCCAATTAGTTCCTAGATGCTCGATAAAAGACTCAAACCTAAAGAAATGATATGCTTCTTCTGTAAGACATGCACCGCTATTAATTTGACTTCTTTTCATAGCTTGTGGTCCATTAACACAATATTGATATAGTTCTTCTTTTAATCTATCAGCTATCTGTGTTCCTGCAGGTGGTGTAATTTCTTGGCAGTTGTTTCTTAGTAAGGTTAATTTAGATCTCCAGTCTTTTGGTTTTAATGGCTCAAAATATATTCCTGTCTGTTCCCATACAAAATTTAAAACATCTTTTTGATTAGTCATAAGTTTAGTATTAGGCACTGTAACCTCAACATTGTCATCATTAGGCATTACAATATTAAATCTGTATTCTGGATCTGAGTATTTTATAATTGCAAAATCTTTTATGTCTGGAAATGTAGTGATACCGTCTGATTTTATACCAAATGGTTTAGAATAACATAACGTACGCATACATTTAGATTGTATAGGTTCTTCATAACAAGTATGACCTGCTGTGTCTTTTTTCCATGCAGCTATTTTACTGTCTAGTTTTGATTTATCCCAAGGGTCTTCTAAATAATTATAATTTGCTTTTGCAACCTGGTCAGGCCACTTGTCTTTGTATTTCTTTTTTGCAAAGACCATGTAGTTATACATAAAACGATCTCTACCATCGCTTAATTTTTTCTTAGAACACAAAGCTAGACAAGGTGGTCCATCTTCAAACTCTTCATTAGTTCCTAATAATATATCTTTGTATGTACTAGCAACTAATTCACTTAATTTTGTTTTATCTATTTTTGATTCATTAGCTAACTGTATAAACTGTTCTAATGATAGTTTAGAATTATTCTTATCTACAGCATACCTAGTAGAATCACCGTTATTATAATATGGTAAATTAATAAAGTTACCTGGTTTAATATCTCCTTTGTCATCTTCCTTTAATTCTTTCTGTTTTGGAAAAACTTCTGTAGTAGAAGATAAACCTAGAGGAAGTAAAAAAGATTTAAATGCCTCTATTAAATCTATTGTAGGTATAGGTTCTTTTAAAAATAAATAACAATGTAGACCTCCGCTTTTTGAAAGAATAGGTATTAAAGGTAATTTGTATTGTTGAAATAATGCTAAATATTCTTCTACTTTAAATTCACCATAGTCTGGTGGATCTATATCTATGCAACCAAATTGCACTGTCTTATTTAATCTACAAGGTTGTATACCAATAGAAATTTTACCTTCTAAATGATTCTTGTAATCAATAGAAGATACAGGTCTCCCTGCCCATTCGTAATTAGGTTTTATTTTATTTTTGCTAGTATCTAAAGAAGTCTTGGACATGTCGGCAATACCAAAATCACCTTCATAACCAGTAAATAACTTAATAAATTCTTCAACCATAATGATCCCTTATTACGGGCGGCTTCAGTCTCCCTATGACCGCCCATATTCCTCTTACGAGAAATTAGTAATTTGATTTATTTTCCTCTGAAACTGCAGCAACTTTTTGTTGTGCACTTTTTAAAGAATTGTGAAAATCACGGGCCATCTGATATATACCTGCATCATCAACTTTTCTTAACATAGATATAGTATAACCATGCCAAGTAAAGCTGCCTGAGTTTTCTACAGAATTTAATTTAAAAATTCTTGAAAACATGGGTGCTGGTACAGACTTATTAGTTTTTGGATCTATTTCAAATTGATTTTCTATCAATGAATTCCATCCTCTACTAACTTTTAACTGGGTAGACTTCATAGTCATTAAAGCCTTTTCAGGTCTTTCCCCATTAATAATTACAAAATGATTTGCTGTTTTGATAATTTCGTTACCATTTTTTAACAAATCTTTGTTCTTATCGTTTTGAGATGTTTCTGCCATAACGCTAGCACCCCTATCATTACTGATTGGTCTACCTTCTCTTCTTTCAAAAGGTGCCCATTCAGGGTACGTCATTTTGTAGAACACAGGAATAACTTCTATTCCTTTTTCTCCATCATACAATTTTTTTGTAACTGTATTATAAAACATACCAGCTTGTGCGCCTTCCACATATTTGGCATGTTTCTTTTTTGTTTCATCTGAACCACTTTGCAGTAGTTTCAGAAAAGGTAATGCAAGATCACTCTTGTCAATGTTTTCTAGACCCATTCCTGAGTCTGCAACAAAGTCTAAAGTTGCTAATGCACCATCTTTTTTTGTTGTCACGTCTCTTGTTTCTTCGCTCATGTTATTTGCTCCTTGTTATTTTTGTTTTGTTTCCCTTAAACAGGTTAAAATGTTCAGACGGAAGTTCTTCGTTTTTCTCAGAACGTTCTCTAAACAATGCTTTAAGGGTCATAGGTTCGACTTTCAACTTTTGGGTTGGTTCGAACCCATTCCCTTTTGCAAGGTCTGCGTATTCGCTCGCCTTGTTGTCTTCGCCACGACCAAAGGAAACTGTGATCTCATTTTTAATAAGATCACCTAAGTCATGTTCTCGAAGCCAGTTATAAGCGCCTTCTTTTTTATCTATTGGTATAGTAGCGCTGTAAATTTCTTTTACCTCTATTGCAGATCCATCAGCTAATTTCATAGTCTTCATTTTTAATGAATCCATAATCTCTGGAATTGCTATCTGTGATAATTGGTCTGCATTTTGTTTTTTTAATTTAAGACGTTCTTCATCTTCTTTTATTTCGTCTTCTAACTTTTGTAGTTTAATAACTAAGTCGGATAAACTTTCTACACCGCCTAAATTATTTACGTCTTGAGGTGCATCCTCAATAAACATATCTTGTAACTTTTCATTACTCATTTATTTCTCCTCTTTCATATAAGTTAATTGCTATTGGATAGTATCTTCTTTCTTGTTTATCCCACTTTAACACATTGTATTTTCCATTAGTCATATCAGACGCAATAGAGCATGCAACTCCTATTATAGCAGGATCGCCAGTAAGCAATAAATAATCTTTAGATTTATAATCTTTTA